ACACTCAATCAACTAACCACAATTCTACTATCATTACACGACAAGATCGAACTGGAAAGTTTCGTACTGAGACGTCTCGTAGAGACAGTGGAATCACTGTTGCAGTAAGCACAAATCCGCAGAGCGACTCAACCATGTTGTATGTTGACGCTCCTAATGGCGACACTTTCCGATTTGACGGACGTGAAGCACGTACGATCTACCGTGCGCTGCAGAAGCATTATAGATTTACTGATAAGACTTGGTGATTCTATAAGCAATTAGTTTGAGAAAGACCCGCTTCAGCGGGTCTTTTTGTTTCTGAATCTTGTAAACTAAATCTTAAGAAGCATTATAATAGAAACATGCTAAATTTAACACCGACAGAACTATTTTTTCTTTATGAGAACCTAACTAATTCTATCGTCTCGGGTGCTGAACAACAAGATCTAAAGACGATGATTCTGTCAAAGGTAAAGACTGCGCTAGTTGAAAGACTAGAATCACTTCAAGAAGAAACTAATAAAACAATGTATGAAGCATGGAAGTCTAACGAAGAGAAAAAATTAAAAGACTTGTCACAAAAGAACGAAGACTTAAAAATGCCAAGAATAAAATCAGAGCCTCATGTTCCTGCAAAGAAAAAAGTTACAAAAAAGAAAGGTGGTAGATGATGTCAGCTTCTACAGAAAGAATAGTCTTGCAGATCATAGAATTAGAAACAAAAATGCAAGAAGAAAAACTGGCAGGTAAAGACACCACACTTTTAGAAGAGCAGATCTTCTCTCTTCGACACCAATTAAACAATTTGTCTGAGGCCTTAAACGCCCCTAATTTCGTATTAAAAGGTTAAAATGAACAAAGCAGACCTCTATCAACCAGTATATGCAGACAAGTCAGGACCTGCGCCACTAACGCTTAGAACAGTCGTAACAGTGCATCAAGACCACTTCGTCGGAGGTGTGCCTGAAGCGAGTCAAAAGGGAGAAGTCTACGTTCTTCTTTCTGCATTACCGAGAGAATTGCAAGAAAGAGTAAAGACTGCAGTGCAGGCTCTCATCTCCGGCATGTAATCACAGTATTTTAAGTGCTTCAAAGTGCATACCGTCAGCTCTATTGGGAAACCAGCCGCCCCAGTAGAAACCATGCTCATATGCAATTTGAACAAGGTCCCTAATACTACCGTCGCTTCCTTTTAGCGCGGGAACAGTTCCTAGCATGTTCCACTGCACGTTAATGTCAAACGCAGTTCCCCATGCGTGATTAGACAAAACTGTTCTAGACCCTCTGATGAATCTAGGCACCCAAGATCCGCCCCACGATTTTATCAGAGGTGTCTTGTTGTCTTTTTCCCAAGCATCAAAAAGGGACAACATCTGTTTTTTTATAGACTTATGAATTTGTATAGTACAGTTAGAAGGTGCACCCTTTACGTTGCTTAACTGGCACACAGTAGCTGTAGCTATGTTATCTTTTGCCCAATCATCTGTAATTCTTATCGCTTCTGGATTGGATATTGTTGGTGCTGCTACATAACTAAAATTGCCAAACAGCTTAATTCTTTCTTGAGGTGTTAGGGATCCTTGCGCGGGTCGCGGCGGCCAATTTGGACTCATCATGTCCACCTGATCATCGACCATCAAGTTAAATCCTGCTTTAAGCGCAGCCGCAAGCGTCGACGGCCCCACAACGCCGTCATCTGGTAGTTTTGATCTAGCTTGGAATTCTTTGGTTTCTTTGTGCGTAGTCTGTCCAAATTGACCGTCTACGATAACTTTGCTAGTTTTCTTTCTACCTCGCAGGAAGATCTGCCATTTTTCTACATCGGGCCCATTTGATCCAATCTTAATTATTTTCATGAGTTCCTCTTGAAAGTTTGGAATATTGATGATTAATGTTTTCTAATGATATTTATACTCGCACTCGAGTCGAGATCTTAGATGGCAAATTTTAGCGAAACAGTTAATCCAACACCGTTTGGTTTTTTTGATTCAGACAATGAATTTCAAACCGAAGCTGACAACATGGTCAACTTTGTGAAGAGAAAACTGGGTGACGATGTCTTGTCAGTTGAACTGACAAAGAAAGAAATTTGGGCATGCTTTGAAGAATCTTGTTGTGAATATAGCAAGCATATTCATGAGATGAAAATAATGTCTGAATTATCAAGCATTTTAGGCATGCCCACAGGATCCACAGATCTAACAAATAAGTACACAAGAAACACACTGGAGTTCTTACTGAGAATGTCAGATGCGTATGCTTCTGAGGCATACATCGGTGGTGCGCAGAATGCACAGCTGGGTTATTTTGATATTGAAAAAGATAGACAAGACTATGACATCTATACTGATCTTAAAGATGCAACCACTGAACAGGTAATTTATCAGACTATTCCAAGCGGATCGAAAGGTAAGTTAAAAGTTGTTGAACTTTTTCATTTTGAACCGATTGCTGCGCAGCACTTTTTGCTGAATGCTTCAAATATCACAAACTATCTTGCGACAAATTTCAATTACGAGTCATATATCAACTCTACTGTATTCTATGTTCTACCTGTATTTGAAGATGTGCTTAGAAGAGGTATGTTAGAGACTGCATTTAGAGTAAGAAGGTCGCAGTACAGCTATCAAATTCTGGGCAGTAAATTAAGACTTTTTCCTATTCCCGCTCTCGAATCGCAGATCGGAAGAGTGTACTGCAAAGTGATGGAAAGTCAAAATCCAATTAAGCCTACTGCATACACTGATGATTCAATCTATGGCGTGTCTGGTCCTGAAAATGCGCCATATAGCAATATTCCTTTTAAGAACGTGACACAGCCCGGTCGACAATGGATCAGACAGTATACGCTCGCGCTGAGCAGAGAATTACTGGGTCTTATTAGGTCCAAGTTTCAAACTATTCCCATTCCGAATGCAGATTTACAGTTAAACGGCGAAAATTTAGTTAGTACAGGCAGAGAAGACAAAGACAAATTAGTCACACAGCTTAAAGAATTTTTGTCAAATCTAACTAGATCCAAGCTCCTTGAAGTAGACGCTCTTGCTGCTGAGAACATGAACAAGAATCTGAGATACATTCCAATGCCACTCGGCAAATCAATCGTCATAGGATGATGAAAGTTTATTATGGCACGCTTATTCATTACACAGAGAGAGCTCAATTTCATCTCCGACATAACTAAAGAGATCGTGAAGGATGTCGTAGGACAAAAAATCTACTACTACCCTATCTCAGAGCTGAAGACTAAGACACACACAATCTACAGAGAGTCTGTTAAGAAAATTTATGATAATCCTATTGAGATTGAATGCTTTGTTGACGCTAATTTCCAGCAACCGACCAAGATAGACAAATTTGGAATTGATAAGCAGTTTATGCTTGAAGTTTTCATACAATACAGAGACTTGGTTGACAAAGGAATTAACGTTAATATTGGTGATTTTTTCTCTTTTGATGAAAATTTTTATGAAATAACTGAAGCCGTAATTTCAAGAAACATCTATGGCATGCCTGAACACAAAGACGGAATCAAGCTAATTGGTACTAAGTCTCGCGAAGGTTTATTTAAAGCACCATTTAAGGGACCGATAGATATTTCTCACACAGATGATGATGCTGTTCAAGTTAATTTTGAGCAACAAAGAGGAAATGTCTTGGATTCTGAAGGTAATCCAACCGGAGACAAGAGAGATCTTAGAGAAACAGGCATTCTTGATGCGCCAATTGACGGTGTGCGAAAAATTAAAACATCTTTCTATGACGAGTGATTATGGCTACTAGATTTAAATCATATAGTAAGAAAAATTTTGGAATTTCACCCTTAAAAACAGGGTATGAAAAGTCTAGTGGTACGCCTGATATTTTTATCAATTCTTGCGGTTTAGAAGATGTAGACATTGCAATTTTTAATCTATTTGAAAAAGAGATAATTCCGCAGGTTGGAGGAATGGACTCCACGCAAGTCGATAAGGTTCCAATTATTTTTGCTGCTGGTGAAAAATGGGCGATGCTCAAAAAGGGCCTTCCAATAAGAGACAATACTGGCACACTAATCATACCGTTAATATCAATAATGAGATCAGAAGTAATTCAAGACATCTCAAGCGACATTAACAATCGAGGCATTAATCAGCAAGTTGGTGAAATCATAGTTAGAAGAAGACTTGATAAATCAGATAGGGATTATCAGGCTCTAATTAATAAATTACTTGTAAAGAATCAGAGCAACTTAGCTGTCAATATAAATGACTCAAGAAATGATAATCAAGTTATTGCTGAAAGAAAATTAGGCACAGATCTGTCTGACCCTGATTTTTCACAAGGCGCACTGCTTAAACCCAAATTGCTTAATAATGTTTTTGAGACAATTGTTGTACCAACACCCCAGTTTTATACTGTCAAATACCAGGTCACTGTTTGGACACAATACATGCAGCATGCTAACCAAATTTTAGAAAAGATTATTTCTTCTTTTCTTCCGCAGAGCCAGTCGTGGCGTTTAGATACAGACAAAGGTTACTGGTTTGTAGGAACTGTAGAAGGAGGAGCCTTTAATATAGAGACGAGTTTTGAAGACATGTCAACAACCGAGAGGTTTATTAAGCATACTTTTACAGTCTCTGTTCCTGCTTATTTTTTTGCAACTCAGACGCCTGGTGCTCCTGTTCCTCTTAAAAGATATATTTCGTCTCCTGTAATTGAGTTTAAAAATTTGTCTACCGGATCAGTAGATCTTACACAAGGACAACCTGACAACAAATATTCGTTAGGATCTGATGATCCTACGCTTCCGCTTGACGTGCAAAAAAATGTTCTTGATGATCAACGTGATGTAGGCTGGAGATTACAAAAAATTCATCCATTTGTTACGTCGCATGATGCAACAGATCCTCGAAATACCAAGACAGAAAGTGCAGAAGATCCTGCTTACTCTTCAGCTCCAAGAGGCTACAATTACATTAAATCAAAGAGCACAAATATTAAAGGTGAAACTGTATACTCTGGTGCAGATTTACGAGGAATTGAAATTCTTCTGATTAGTGACGACTAAGGCAATATTTACTGTACGCTATTTGTTAAGGAGTTAAACAATGTCAGAGCAGACTTTTAAGTCGCCCAACTTTTATGAGCGAGAAATTGATCTTTCATCAGCAACAGCAGGAGGTCCGACAGGAGTACCGGCATTAATCATTGGCACAGCCAACAAAGGACCGGCATTCGTCCCAGTCACTGTCGTGAATTTTACTGAGTTTACTGAAGTATTTGGTAATCTCGACCCAGATAAATTTGGCCCCTATGCTGCTAATGAGTTTTTAAAGAATAGATCTGCTCTATCATATGTAAGAGTTCTAGGAGCAGGAGCAAATTCAACCGAAGCTCACATCACAGCAACCAAGAGCTATGGCACTGTTAATAATGCAGGATTTAGCCTAGCAGGTACAGCACACGCTGATAGCCGCCACAAAGGATGTGTACAGTTCTTAGTTGCATCTCACGATATTGGAACCTATGAAGGTTCTTCTGCTCCTGTATTTTCTGACAATGACACATTTACTGGACAAACGTCTGTTAATCTTGTCAGAGCTTTATTAATGACTCCAAACACATCAAGAATCATGGTGACAGCCTCGCATGGATCAATTAGCCATGCTTCTTTCTTGCCCACAACTTCAATTGATGATGATGCAGATTTAATCTCTGGCAAATTTAAGCTAATCATTTCTTCTACTTTAGGTACATCTTTCTCGGAGACCGATAGCATCCCAGGTGTTAAGGTTCTGACTGCGTCATTAGACCCATCAGACAAAGATTACATCGGAAAGATTCTAAATACAGATCCTGATAAGTTCTATTCAGAACAGCATTATCTTCATGCTGACTTCGCAATTGACAAAGCTATTGCATATGCAAGCGGAAGTGCACAAAATAGAGTTGCAGTTCTTTCAGGGTCTGCAAATACTTCAGCGTCGGGAGATTCTTCTAAGACCTTTAGAGAAGTTTTTGGTTCATACAACACAAGATTTACTTCACCAAAAACTTCTAAGTTTATCTCACAGCCTTTCGGTAAGTCTGAATACGACTTATTCCACTTTGAGTCAATTGATGACGGTGAATATGCAAACGAGCTGTACAAGGTTTCAATATCTAATCTAAAGGCATCAACCAATGATGCTGATAGATACGGTACTTTCACTGTGCAGATTAGAAGCTGGTCGGATACTGATCAGACAACACAGATTATAGAGCAATTTTCTAACTGCTCCTTGAATCCCGACTCTCCAAATTACGTTGCAAAGCTAGTTGGAGATAGAAAGGTTTACTACAATTTTGATTCAGTAATTCCAGGTGAGAAGAGATTAGTTGCAACTGGCAAGTACCCAAATCGCTCAAAGTACGTCCGAGTTATAATGGACAGCCTAGTTGAAAATAAGCAAGTTCCTGAGAATTCTTTACCGTTTGGTTTTAGAGGTCTCAATACGCTTAAGGTTAATCCAAATGTTATTGCGACAACTGCTCTAGCATCTAGCAATTCTCGCTTAGGCGGTAAACTTTCATCATCTTGGATGAATCTTTCTTCATCATTCTTGCCACCAATTCCAATGAGATTCAAGGTGACAAGAGGAGAAATGGCAGCATCGCCATCTTTCATTGGTCAACCAGGCAACTCTGAGATAGCATACCCAGCACTTTACTGGGGTGTTAAATTCGAGAGAGATAGCGTTAATTCAAATCCAGCATCAACTGCACTATTGAATCCAAACGTTGTCACTGAGAAGAATAACTTACTTTCTTCTTTGACAAAGTTTGTTGGTATTGAAAAACTTGACGCGCTGGTTACGGGCTCAACAACAGACTTGCTCAACAACAATAAGTTCTCACTTTCCAATGTTATACTGTATAACACGGCAATCTCTGATTTGACAAGCTCAGTTAACAATCACATGAAAGAAGCAGCTTATATAAGAAATGCAGTACTTGATAGTACAAAATACACATACGCTGAGTCGGGTAGAAATAGAATTACTTTGGCAACGCTTCTTTTTTCAGGTACAGCGTCTGAATTCAATAGATTCTCAACATACGCTAAGTTTACAAATTTAATGTATGGCGGTTTCGATGGTACCAATTATCTTGAAAGAAACGCAAGAAGATTAAATGACAAATCTGTGTCGTTTGATTCAGGCGGTGGAGCTGCTGCTAGCAACGACATTGTTGGTTTCTCTAGCAATCCGTCAGGACAGAACGTTGATAACAACGGCGTCGCTTCTTATTTAACAGCAGTTAATATTGCAACTGACCCAATGATTGCTAACAACAATATTCTAGCAATTCCTGGCATCAGAGAGCCGTTCATCAATGACAATACAATGTCAAAGGTTCGTGATTACGGTCTTGCATTGCACGTCATGGATATACCGAATTATGATGATTCAGGAACAAGACTCTATGATGATTCATCTGCTAAACCAAATATCGAGAGGGTGAGCAATGAGCTCGATGTTAGAAACATTGACAATGATTACGTGTCAACTTATTTTCCAGACATATTCATAGATGATCAAACCAATAGACGAAGAGTCAAGGTGCCGGCATCAGTCGCTGCACTTGGTGCTCTTGGCTTTAACGATAGAATCTCATATCCTTGGTTTGCTCCTGCAGGTTTCAATCGTGCAGCTCTTGACTTCGTGACAAACGTTGCAGTGCGTCTCAACGTCTCTGATAGAGATCGTCTATACGAATCAAGAATTAATCCAATCGCAACATTCCCAAGACTTGGATTCGTTATCTTTGGACAAAAGACTCTAAAGATTAATAAATCAGCACTTGATAGAGTCAATGTTCGACGCTTAATGCTTGAGATCAAGAGAATCGTTATCGAAATTGCACAAAGAATTGTGTTCGAACAAAACTCACCAGCTGTTCGTAACAAGTTTGTTGCAGACGCCTCATTCCAGCTCGGATTAATACAAGTTCAAGCAGGAATTGAAGGATTCCAAGTCATCATGAATGAAACAAACAACACACAAGAAGACGCCGACCTCAACCGCCTCAATGGAAGAATCGTCGTTGTACCAACAAGAGTTGTTGAATTCATCGCAATTGACTTCATCGTAACAAATAGTGGTGTTCAGTTCGTGTGAAATTGAGTTTTAAAGAATAGTTAGTTAGTAATTGGAGAGCTTAAATGGCAAAACTAAAGTTCGGCAGCGCAGGCGTAACAGCTAGAGAAATTGACCTTACAGGACCCACAACGCAAGAACCGTTAGGTATTCCTGCAGGTATCATTGGAACAACACTTTCAGGACCAGCATTTGTACCGGTAACTGTTGGCAATCTTTCAGACTGGACTACAAAATTTGGAGAAACTGATGGTAAAAAGTTTGGTCCTCTTGCTGTTCGTGAATGGCTTAGAAATGCTCAATCAGTGACATACCTGAGAGTTCTAGGAATTGGTGACGGAAAGAAGAGATCAGATGCAGGTGATGTAAACTATGCCGGTTTTACGGTTGGTGAACAACAGCCAAACCCTGATCTTATTGCAGAAAATCCTCACGCTAATTCAGGAGGCCCACTTGGAAGAACTTACTTCTTGGGATGCTTCATGTCTGAGTCTGCAGGTTCAACTCTCTTTAGCGATGCAGGAATTCAAAATTCTACTTCTGCAATTCCTATTATTCGAGGTGTTTTAATGGCACCCAGTGGCGTCATACTCAGACTTTCCTCTTCAATACCTGGATCAGGACTAACATCAGCTGCACCAAGCTCAACATTCATTGCAACAGATGCGGCTTCAAATGGAACTACTCTGGGTAATGTTTATTTGTCACAAAGCGGAATTCCAAAGCAGGAATTCGTTCTTCTGTTAAACGGGCACAAAGGTGTTAGTGCATCATATCCTAACTTTATAACTGCATCGTTTGACGTGACGTCAAATAACTACTTCTCTGAAGTCTTTAATACAGATCCACTTAGGCTTCAAGAAGCTGGGCATTATCTCTATGCGCACTGGGACGTTCACACAACGCTCGCTGCTGTAACTGGTTCAGGAGTAATTAATGCTGCATCTGGATCGTCACCCAGCGGCGGTCAAGAACCATCAGCGTTTTTGGTGTCGTCTTCACTCGGTCGTAATGTTGGTTCAGCTGCTGTTCCAAACTTTGAGAACTTTAGAGATAGATTTGGCCATGCTGTTTCCCCCTGGTTTATATCTCAAAAATTCGGTGGCAAGGCTGTTAATCTCTTTAGATTACATGCTCTCGATGACGGCGCCGGTGTTTCTAATGACTACAAGATCTCAATTGAAAATATAAATGTTTCAAAAGATCCTCTTAACAAGTACGGAACATTCGACCTCATAATTCGCCAGCTCTCAGACAGAGATCTTGATAAGAAGATAATTCCAAATGAAAAATATCTTGGCCTCACTTTGGATCCTGCATCTGATCGCTACATTGTAAAGGCTATTGGTGATCTTCATGCATATTATGACTTTGACAGGGAGCTTTCTTCTCAGAAGCTTGTCGTTGAAGGAAATTATCCAAACAGATCAAACTATGTTCGCGTCGAGATCAATCCTGATATTGAAAATGGATTTGTTGATCCAACAGCTCTTCCCTTGGGCTTTAGAGGCGTTGACCACTTAGTTACATCTGGATCCGCCCCGCTTTCAACAGTCACCCCCAAGCCAGTTGCAGACATCATGTCTCAAGTCTTCAGCTTTGGAACGGGTAGCTACCTTAAGAATTCTGTCACTCCACCCCTCCCGCTTAGAAGCAAGATCACGGCCGGCGAAGAGTGGTCAACGAAGGAGCAAGTTGAAAAGAACTTCTACTGGGGTGTCCAATTCGAACATCCTCAAACTCTGCTGAAGAAGAACGGTTCTATTCTCTTTAATGAGAGCATAGACTCATTCACTAAGTTCTTCCCCAACTTCGCAGTGGGCGAAGCTAAATTCATCACAGGAAGCAATGCTGGTCAGTCTGACACAGCTGAAAACGGTATACTTGATTCGGATAGATTCTGCAACAACGTTTTCACTCTTGAGAATATTCAAGTTGTCACAGGGTCAAGTGGAAACGCAAACCCTGAGAAGTGGAACAAGGCAGTCTACGTGAGAAATGGGGCACCGTCCGAAGGAGGTTATCTCTCCAGTGTCATCGGTGCTACCGATTCAGCAAAGACAAGACCATTCAAGACTGACGATCTTGCAGATAACAAGCGCTATGCGAAGTTCACAACTATTATGCAAGGTGGTTTCAATGGCGTCAATATCTTTGACAATAATGAGTCTGAGATCACAAATCTTGCTGTTCGTGCTGACATGACAGCTGGCGCGGGTCGCGGCTTAAATGAAGGACCGAGCGTTACATCATATCTCAAGGCGCTTGAGATCATGAAGAACACAGTGAACGTCGACGTGAAGCTCTTGGCAATTCCAGGAATTCGCGAGCCGATCGTCACTGACACAGCAATTCAAGCCACTGAAGAGAGATTCGATGCTCTATACATCATGGACATCGAGCAGAAAGATGAAAGTGATGTTGAAGTCAGAGTCGAAGGTGATCTACCTCAATTAACTAACACGCTGTCGACTTTCACAGCCCGCTCTGTGGATAGCTCCTTCGCTGCTGCTTACTTCCCAGACGTCCTCTATAGAGATCCCAAGGGAATCAACCTGTTCGTTCCACCTTCTGTCGTGGTCCTCGGTGCCCTCGCGCTCAACGATGCTGTGGGTCATCCTTGGTTCGCACCAGCAGGTTTCACACGCGGTGCTCTACCACAAGAAGCGCTAGAGACACGCGTGAGACTCAGCCAGAACGACATGGACAGCTTGTACGACAATAACATTAATCCTCTCGTGGCCTTCCCAGGAGCGCCCCGCAGCGGAACCAATCCTTCGTCAGGCATCGTCGTCTTCGGACAAAAGACGCTGCAAGTCGCAGCCTCGGCACTCGACAGAGTCAACGTGAGAAGACTCCTCATCGAAATACGTCGTCAGGTGAGAGACATCGCCAACACGATCCTCTTCGAGCCCAATCGTGAAGCAACACTCGCCCGCTTCTCTGCAGCCGTGACCCCGCGTCTACAGAGAATCCAGGCTCTCGCGGGCCTCGAGAGATTTAAGGTCGTGATCGATTCTTCCACAACTACTCAGGACGACATCGAGAACAACACAATCCGCGGTAAGATCTTCGTGCAACCCACAAAGAGTATCGAGTTCGTCTCACTCGACTTCGTCGTGGCAAACAATCTACAGCAGTGATTAATTAAATCAATTAGGAGGAGGTTTTACGGTAACGAATTAAGAGACAATAATCTGTGATGCACAGACGCTTACCGTAAACCTCTTCTATCATAAAATAGATACAGTTTTTTTGAAGAGAATACATATTTAAGAAAGGTGACAGGAGAATAATAACATGGCCGCAGAAACACTTGACGTATCATCGATGCTTCCCGCGAAGTTTGAGCCGAAGCGCAAGAATCGTTGGGTCCTCATGATCGAGGGCATCGACGCTTACATCATCAAGACCACAGCACGACCCACAATCACGACAGAAGAAGTCGAAGTTCCGTTTATCAACAGCCGCCGCTACCTCGCCGGCAAGACATCATTCGGAACAATGGCTGTGACCCTTCACGACCCAATCGCTCCCTCCGGTGCGCAGCAGGTCATGGAATGGGTCCGCACCCACTTCGAATCAGTCAGCGGCCGCAGCGGATACGCAGACTTCTACAAACGCGACATCCAGCTGAAACTCCTCGACCCAGTCGGCACAGTGGTGGAGCTCTGGGACATCAAGGGCGCCTTCATCACCGAGGCGAACTTCGGCGACGTCACCTACGAAGACGGCGGTCCCACAGAGATCTCGATGACACTTCGCTTTGACAACTGTGTACTCCAGTTCTAGTAAAAGTCCTTTACCAAAACACCTGGTGAGGTATAATTACCTCCGTGGCCCAACGCTGCGGAGGTTTTTATGTTTAAGTGTCCTAGCTGTGATTTTCAAGTCGAAACAATCAATTCAC